AACCACCATCAATATGAAAGATTACGTATTTGTCCATTTATTTATAATTTATAATATTTTTGAAATAAATCAAGCATAACTATAAATATTATAAATGTCTAATGTATTGCCAAATTCTTTTCATGGTTCCACGACCTTTAATTCAAAGGTTAAAACATATGATCATTTAGCCCAAAGAATTAAAAGAACTTTGGGAGCACCTTTAATTGAAATAGAAATCAGTAGTGAACAAATTTATGAACTAATTGATATTGCAATTGAATACTTTACAAAATTTGCTGGTGAAACAGAAGAATATCTTATCTTTAGATCTGATTTATATGTTCATAATGTAGGATTACCAATTGGTAGATTAATAAATTTTTCACCAGAAATGCAAAATTCAGAAAATCCTGATAATACTAATGTAGCATCATTAAGTGCAGGATATGATTATGATATGGGTGATTATCGTAAAGTAATTGATGTATTTTCATTTAGTGAAGGAAATAATTCTGGCGTTAATACATTATTCACAATTGAACATACAGTTGCACAACAAGCATATTTTGGTCATTTGCTTGGTAATGTTGGTTATGATTTAATTACATGGCAAACATTAAAAACATGGTTAAAAACCAGAGAGAAACTTCTTGGTATGATGCCATATTTAAGATTTGATCCTGATACACAAATTTTAAAAATTATACCAGAGCCATCAAGAAATGGTTCTCCGTATTTAGGATTGGTTGGATGTAAGATGCAAAAACCAATTAAATATCTGATATCTCAATTATGGGTATATCGTTATGCTTTGGCATTATCGAAAATTTCAATAGCACACGTTAGAGGAAAATATGCAGGAACAAATTTATTTGGTGGACAAACTGTTAATGCTGCTGACTTAATGCGTCAAGGTGAAAAAGAAAAAGATGATCTCGAAAAAGAAATTACAAGTGATACAATTGATCGTATGCCTACGAACTTTTTCATTGGCTAATAGATGAATAAAAATCTAGGAAGAAAAAATAAAAATTATAAACAAGGAATTTATAATCCAAAGTATAAAGAAAAATATAAAGGTTCTCTTCCAATTGTATATCGTAGTGGATTGGAATTAAAATCATTTAGATACTTGGATAATAATCCTAATGTTATTACATGGGGTTCTGAATCAATTGTAATACCATATGAATCACCAGCCGATGGTAAAATACATAGATACTTTGTTGATCTTGTTGCTGCATTGAAATCAAAAGATGGTACAATTAAAAAATTATTAATTGAAGTCAAGCCAGAAAAACAAACTAGACCACCAACAATAACACCAAACAAAAAACAAAAAACAATGTTATATGAGAAATATCAATTTGCAGTAAACCTAGCAAAATGGGAAGCTGCAAAGGCATGGTGTAAAACAAAAGGCTATATTTTTATTATTTTAAATGAAAAACATTTAAATTGAATACATGTAGTGTAAGTAATAATAAGATATGAGTAATACTTACAATTTATTGGTTGAATCACCTAGTTATGAATTAAAATACTTGGTAGAAGAAAAAAACAGAAACGCTCCATCAAATTTATTCATCCAAGGTCCATTCTTAATGGCAGATACACCTAATAGAAATAATAGAGTCTATCCATTGGAAGAGATGTTAAAAGAAGTCAATCGTTATTCCAGTGAAATGGTTGTAAGCAAAAGAGCTACAGGTGAACTTAATCACCCAACAACACCAGAAGTTAATTTAGAAAGAGCTTGTCACGTTGTAACAGAATTAAAACAAAATGGTAATATCTTTGAAGGTAAATCAAAAGTATTATCAACACCAATGGGTCAAATCGTTCGTTCATTAATTATGGATGATGTTAAACTTGGTGTATCTTCCAGAGCATTAGGTAGAGTTGATACAGTAAAGGGAATTAATCGTGTTTCTGATTTTAGATTAGTTGCAATTGACGTTGTTGCTGATCCTTCAGTACCTACAGCCTTTGTTAATGGTATCTTAGAGTCCAAACAATGGATACTTGCTGATGATGGACAATTTGAACCTTTTTATGAAAAATTTGAAAAACAAATTTCAAGTTTGCCAAAATCTAATAAAGATAAATATTTAAAAGAATGTATCATTCAATTCATCAATACATTGAAAACAATGTAATTGTATGTAAGTAAAGATAAATATATTATACACATATGGAAATCCGCAAATTAATCTCAAAATTCTTAACAAGTCTTGTTGAAAAAAATTATTCAAAAGCTAATAGTAATCTCAAACAAGTTGTTGAAGCAAAATTAACTGAAAAAATTAAAAAGACAGCTGTAAAGCAAAAAGAAGAAAAAGGTAAAAAGAAACTTTCACCAGCACAAAAGAAAATTGCTTCTGCTGCTCCTCCCTTCGATAAAATCACAGGTGCTGATTTTAAATCATTGAAAAATAAAAAAAATTCCAAAAAGGGTAACAAGTAAGGATAAGTTATTATACAACATTTTATGAACATAAAAGCACTTTTAGAAAAATTCGATAAAGAAGTTCTTTCCGAAGAAACCGCAACAGCAATTGCTGAAGCATTTGAAACAGCAGTTAACGAAAAAGTTGACGCAAGAATTAAACTTGAAGTCGAAAGTGCTGAAGCAAAGATCGACGAAGATCATGCTGTTAAATTAGAAAAGCTTTTAGAAGCTATTGATACTGATCATACCAGCAAACTTGAAAAAGTTGTTGATGCTATCAATGAGAACCATACAGAAAAATTAGAAAGCCTTACAGCTTATTTCCGTAATGCTCTTAATGAAAAAGCTAATGAGTTCTCAGATAAGCTTGTTACTGATGTAAGTAACTTCTTAGACGTATATTTAGAAAAGACTGTTCCTCAAGATCAGTTAAACGAATCTGTTGCAAATACATATGCACGTAAGCAGCTTGACACAATTCGTGGTTTAGTAGGAATTGACCCTGAACATATTAATGATTCCATTAAGGGTGCAATTTCTGAGGGTAAAGGTAAAATTGATGATTTAGCTGAAAAGCTCAATGAGTCTTATAAAGAGAATGAAACTCTTTTAGAGAAAATCAAAACAATTGAATCCAAGTCCATTCTTGAAGAGAAGACAATTGGTATGCCTTCTTCAAAGAAAAATTATATTTTTAAGTTATTGAACGACAAAGACAGTTCTTACATTCAAGAGAATTTTAACTATGTTGTTGAGATGTTCGAGCGTAGCGAAGAAGAAGCTGCGTCTGAACTTGTAGTAGAAGCAAAGCAAAAGGCCATAAGCCGTGATGCCAAGGTTCCTGCAAGATCAGTCGTAGAAGAATCCGCAAGCGCATCTGATAGTATTTCTAATGCTGTCAGCGGATATCTGAGTGAATTAAGCAGAAAATAATTCCGAAAGGTATTATTTTTTAATTCACAGTATTCTATCCATAGGAGGAAAAAACACATGAAAAATGTAAATCCAGCCACAGGCTATATTGACAGATCTCGTGCTAGTCAGCTTGTTGAAAAGTGGGCTCCAGTTCTCGATTACACATCCGATAAGGTTGCGCCAATCGAAAACGAACACGCTCGTTTAACAACAGCTATTCTCATGGAAAACCAAGAAAGATGGTGCATCGAAGAAGCAGGTAATTCTGCTGGTGCTGGTGGGGTCTTCGGATCACCACAAGTCGGTTCTTCTGGTTTTTCAGGTGATCGATATGCTACAGGCGATTCACGCTTACCAAAGGTTCTCATACCGATGGTTCGTCGTACATTCCCTGAGCTTATCACTAACGAAATCGTCGGTGTTCAGCCAATGAGTGGTCCAGTAGGACTTGCTTTTGCTCTGCGTTACCGCTATGAGGCAGATAGTCTTGGTGCTAACGGTTTAGACGGTTATGCTACAGGTTCCACCACAAGTGGAGCTAATGGCAGTCGTACTGATTCCGATGGCAAAGAAGTAGGCTATCAATACTTAGATACAAGATTCACAGGTACAAGCTCATTACAGCTTTCTGGAAACGATGACTTCAGTGTTCTCGACACAGATAGCGGTATTGCTGCTCTTTTAAGTAACTATGAATTAACAGGAAACATTCCACAGGTCGTGGTTGAGTTCTCCAAAACCGCTGTAGAAGCTGGCACACGCCGTCTCGCTGCACGTTGGTCTGTAGAACTTGAACAGGATCTTAAGAACATGAACGGACTTGATATCGAT